GGCGGCCGACACGCCCAGCGCCGCCAATGTCCGCGCCTACGCCGAGATCGTGCGCGAGCGCTCGGTGCTGCGCAGCCTGATCGCCGCCGGCCAGGACATCGCCGAGCTGGGCTACCAGCCCGGCGGCCGCGCCAGCGCGGAGCTGCAAGAGGAAGCCGAGAAGGCGCTGTTCAGGCAGCGCAGCCGTGGATCCCGCGAGGCCAACCAGGCCGAGGGCTACGAGACCCTGATCCCGCGGGTGGAAAACCGCGTCGAGGCGGTCAGCCGGGGCGGCGAGCAGCCAGGCCTGCCGACCGGGTTCACCGAGCTGGACCGCCGCACGATGGGACTCCATCCCGGCGACCTGGTGATCATCGGTGGCCGGCCCGGCATGGGCAAGTCGTCGCTCTCGCAGAATATCGCCGAGAACGTGGCCATCGACCAGAACCGGCCGGTGCTGGTGTTCAGCATGGAAATGCCCCGGGAACAGCTGGCCATGCGCTCGATCGCCGCGCGCGCCGGCGTGCCGCTGGAACGCCTTAAGGGCGGCGACCTGGACGAACTGCATTGGGCCGAGATCGCAGCATGGGGCGGCCGGCTGCGCCGCGCGCCGCTGTTCATCGACGACACCGGCGCCCTCTCCCCCATCGAGCTGCGCTCCCGGGCCCGGCGCTACCAGGCCAAGCACCCCGGCCTGGCGCTGGTGATCGTCGACTACATCCAGCTCATGCAGGTCCGCGGCGAGCGCAACCGCGACAACGAGATCGGCGTCATCAGCCGCGCGCTGAAGGCCCTGGCTAAGGAGCTCGGCGTGCCGCTGATCGCGCTGTCGCAGTTGTCCCGCAAGTGCGAGGAGCGCGCCGACAAGCGCCCCCAGATCTCCGACCTGCGCGAATCCGGAAGCATCGAGCAGGACGCCGACATGGTGCTGCTGCTGTACCGCGACGAGTACTACGACCAGGACTCTCCCGACCTCGGCATTGCCGAGGTCGACCTGGCGAAGCAGCGCAACGGTCCCCGGGCCACGTTCGATCTGAACTACCGCGGCGAGTTCTGCCGCTTCGAGAACTACATCGGCGAGCCGCGGCCACCGCTCGCCCAGCGGCGCAAGCAACAGCAGCAAGCCGCGGCGCCCGCCAAGACGGCGCCGAAGAGCGGCTGGAGCAGCAAGCGCAAGGGCGGCGCCGCGCCGGCGCCGCATCCCAGCGAACGAGCGGACTTCGACTGACCATGGCCCTCGTCCACTCCGTCACCCTCTCCAACGACATCGCCCGGGCCCGGCTGCTGCGCGACCTGCAGCGGGCCCCGCTGAAGGACGACCGCGGCCGCGAACTATACGTCGTCGTGCACCGGATCGGCCAGCAGAAGAAGCCGCTGAAGCAGAAGGGCCTGTTCTACGCCTGGTGCCAGATCCTGGCCGACCACGCCGGTTGCTCGCTGGCCGACATGAAGTACGACCTGAAGGAGGAGTTCCTTCCGATGGTCGAGCACGTCAGCTCCGCCACCGGCGAGATCCGCCTCATGCGCCAGAGCACCGAGGACCCGGAGCTGAACTGGCAGCAGTTCCTCACCCAGATCGAGGTGCTCGCCAGCGATCACTTCGGCATCACCCTCCCCGCCGGCAAAGACGATATCGCCGCGTGGGAAGCCTTTAAACGCGCCAAGCACTCCGCCCAGCGCGCCAAGCACGCAGCAGCCGCATAAGGAGTCGTCCCCCATGAAGATGTTGGCCCCGTTCCTCGTTTCCCACGTCCACACGAAGAAGGACAAGGCCGGCGACAAGCCGGGCCCGATGCGCTCCCACCTGAAGCTGGAGTCCACCATCCAGCACAAGGACCTCGCCTCCGCGTTCGGCAGCGCCGCCGGCTTCGAACACTTCGGCGGCTTCTGGAACGACGATGGCGAGCTGATCTCGCGCGAGATCCTGTCCTTCCCGCTCAACGCCGAGGTCGTCGGCGGCGCCGCCTTCCTCAAGCCGGAGTTCAGCGAGGGCAAGCAGTTCACCGGCGTCGACTTCAAGGACCTGGAGGTCGAGCTGAAGCCCGGCCGCACCGTGGTGCTGACCGCGAAGCTGCAGCTGCCGAAGCTGGAGCCGGCCGACGTCGGTCTCGTCCAGTCCTGGGAGGGCTACGAGATCACGGTCTCGGTGTCGCCGGCGCAGCAGGAGCTGGACCTGCCGCTGCAGCAGGAAGCGGCCGAGGCCGAGGAAGACGAGGACGAAGCGCCGCACGCCGGGCTGCTCGACGGCGGCATCGATCGCACGCTGGGCGCGGACCAAGCCGCGGTGCAGCAGTCTGTCCAGCAGCTGGCCGACGCCGGCGTGCTGAAGGTGAACACGCCGCCGGCGGACGGCGTGGTGGTGCCGGGCCAGCGCGCGCCGCAGCGGCCGCGCGGCACCACCAAGCACTGACATGAACGCCGGCGTCGACCCGGTCATCGTGGTGATCCCCGGCACGCCGCAGGGCAAGGGCCGCGCGCGCTCCTTCGTCCACAAGCAGGGGCCGATGGCCGGCAGGATCGGCCACCACACCCCGGAGAAGACGCGCAGCTACGAGGGCGTCATCAAGTCGCTGGGCATCGACGCGATGGGCCGCGCGGGCCCCTTCACCTGCCCGATCCGCCTGGAGGTCTGCTCCGAGATGCCGGTGCCGGTGTCCTGGTCGCGCTGGAAGCAGGAAATGGCGCTGGCGGCCCAGATCGTGCCTACCGGTAAACCGGACCCCGACAACATCCTCAAGGCGGTCATGGACGGGCTCAACGGCGTCGCCTGGATCGACGATGTCCAGGTCGTGGAGTTCGTCCTGGTGAAGCGCTACGTGGCCGCGCCGCGCGTCGTGGCCGTGATCATTCCCCTGCGCAAGGTCTACGGCTCCCAGGTGGCGCGCGGCGACGTGCGCCCCGCCGCGCCGAAGCCTGCGCCCAGAGAACTGGAGCTGCTATGAGCGCCGCCGCTGATATTCTCCGCCGCGAGATCGAGGGTGGCACCATCTGCGCCAGGGTCCGCTACCGGCTCAAAAGCACCGGCGCCGCGATGACCTCAACCGGCCTGGCCGAAGGCCTCGGCATCTCCCCGCGCGAGTCCATCAACGCGCTCGAGGCGCACATCGCCAATGGCCTGGTCGACAAGCGCAGCGACGCCGGCCCGCGGCCGCTGTACCGCTGGATCGGCGCCGCGGACGTGTCGAAAGGCGCGCTGGAGCGCGTCGAGGCGTCGTACCAGCAGCGTGCCGAGGCCCAGGCGCAGCCGCCGCCGGCGCCGAAGCCGCCCGAGGCCACGGAGCCGGACCCCATCAAGGTGGCGGCCGACGCCGCGCTGGCACGCGCCAATGCCACGGCCCGCGCCGCGCCGGTGCGCAAGCCGGAGCCAGACGCCGGTCCGGCGGCCCCCACGCTGCGCTCCAGGATCCGCGCCGTGTTCGGCGCCAACGAGGTGCTCAGCAACCAGGAAATCGCCGCGCGCCTGACCGGCAACACGGCGAGCGTCGGCAACATGCTGTGGTTGATGCGCCATGCCGGAGAACTGGTGCAGGTCAGTCGCGGGCGCTACCGCCTGCGTGCGCCGGCGGCGTCTACAGTTGAGCCGGAAAAAAACAACATCCCACCGGCTGCGGCGCCGTCGCCGGAACCTGAGCAGGCGCCCGCCGCCGCGCCGGCCCCTGAGCCGGTGCCCGAAGCGGCGGTAGTCGACCAGGCGGCCGGCCCCGCACCTGGCGCGTCGCTGATGATTGTCCTGGACCTGGACAACCCGGGCCTGTTCGCCGGCGCCGCCTGGACAGCGCTGAAGCTGGGGCACCGCATGGAGCTGCGGTTAGGCCCCGGCGGGCAGCTGCTGGCCGCTACGGCTGATCTGGCATGAGCGGCCCCTTCGTCGCCGGCGACAGGGTCTACGTGCCGAAGCGCGGCTGGGGCGAGGTCACCGCCCCGGCCGGCTGCTACGGCTACTACGTGAAGTTCAGCGTAGCCGGGGACGCCGACTACGTCTGCGCCGAGGAATGCTTCGACCACGAGCACCACGCCCCGGTGGGCGCCCCTGACCCCCGCCGCCCGATCGACGTCGCGGCGCGGGAGCGCGCGAAGCTGCCGTGGTGAAGAAAGCCACCCCGCTGTTCATGACGGAGGCGCAGCTCTGCGCCGCCTTCATCTCCTGGGCGAAGCACTTCGGCTGGACCGCCTACGCCGAGACCGCGGGCTGGGACCTGCTGATGGTCAATGCCGCCGGGGTGCAGCTCGGCGTCCAGGCGAAGCTGACACTGAACCCGAAGGTGATGGACCAGGCGCTGGAGCGGTACTGGCATTGGAACTGCGAAGGGCCGGACTACCGCGCCGTGCTGGTGCCCACTGCAGGCTGCGGCTCACTCTTGGCCGCCCTCGGGCTCGGCTGCTTCGTCCCTGTCGATGAGACCCGCTATCGGTATCGGTGGTCGGATGATGGGCGCCAGGAACAGGAACCGATTTCTTTCGTCCCGCAGCTGCCAGACTTCCGGGGCGACCTGGTCCAAACCCTATCAGGCCGCGTCGGCTGCTCCTGCTCGAACTGGCACGACTGGAACCCGGAGAAGCGGCATAAGCTGCCGCAGTATGTGCCGGATGTCGTCGCCGGGGCCTCCGGGCCGGTTCAGCTCACGGAGTGGAAGATCAAGGCCCTGCGGCTCTGCGCGGTGCTGGAGATGCGCGGCTTCGTAACCCGCTACGATTTCAACAGCATCGGCCTCGATTACCGGCGCTGGATCGGCCCGCCCAACGATTGGCTCCGCGCCGACGGCGCCGGCCGCTACGTCCGCGGCGACGGACTCCGATTCCCGGGTCAGCACCCCACCGTGTATGCCCAGATCATGGCGGAAACCGCGGAAGCCCTGCGCACCCCCGGGGTTGCAGCGTGAGGCCAGGCGACTGCATCCGTTACAACGCCGACGGCCGGCCCGATGCTGTCGTGGAGTGGACAAAGCCCGGCGCCGCGTCGATCCAGTACCTGAGGGCCTGGACCCACCTAGGCCTGAACCGGACCGTCGTCGCCCAGGTTCTCTTCGGCGCCGAGCTGGAGGAGTGGCACGTACTTGAGAGGGCGTCATGACCACGCGCAGGCCCAAGCAGGAGCGGTATTCGCGCATCGAGCAGCGGCTGATCGAGTACGGGGAGTGGCTGAACCAGCCGCGCTTCGACGCGCCGATGGGCCAGAGCGTCTTCGGCCGCATCCGCGACGAGCAGGAGAACGCAGGGGCCCACGGCGAGGGCCTGAAGCCCGACATCATCGACGGCGTCCCCTGCCGCCCTGATGGCGGCCTCGGCAACCTGGCCGACCGCCTCGGCCGCGAGATCGCGCGCGACAACCGCTGCCGCGACATCGCCGACCTGCTGGCCTACCTGCCCGCCCATCACCGCACCGTGTTCGACGCGACCTATCTCGCCCCCCCAAGGGACATCCCCCGGAGCGAGCGCTCCGCCGCGCGCCTGCTCGGCATCACCCGCGATCTGTATGGCGAGCGGCACGCCGCGCTGATCGGCTGGTTCGAGGGAGCGATGTTTCGGGCCATGTTCTACGAGGAACATGCCTCATCCAGTAACGCCACAGCAACCGAAGTGCCGAAAAACGCGGCCTGATATGCACTGGATAGTAACGTGACCCATTTAAACAAGACCCGTGTCAACCTCACGCCTCCGGCCCGCGTGGTCGAATACCTCGATGAGCTCGTGCGCCTCGGCCTGTACGGCAACACGCGCGCCGAGGTCGCATTGCGGCTGATGTGTGAAGGCATCGAGCGCAGGCTCGTCGATGGAGTACTCGCGGCATCCGTTGACAAATGGCGGCCACCACCTTAGATTCCCTGGCAACGTGCAAGAGTCATCACTGGAGAGCCCCGCCATCGAGCGGGGCTTTCGCGTTTCTGGCCCCTGATCTTCAGCGTCGCCTCAAGGCGCGAGCCCGGCCCGGCGGTGGCCTTGTAACCCCGAGCAGCCCCTGATGCGCATAGCCCACCCTTGGGCTGAATGGTCGCGCATGCGGAGCCGTAGCGCCCACGAGACGGGCGTCAATTCCCGAATGGAGTCCAGGCCAGTGTCCGCAAAGGCAAAGAGCCGGCGCGATGCCGATGCGCTGGCGCCACGGCAGCAGCGATTCGTCGCTGAATACTTGATCGACCTCAACGCTACCCAGGCAGCCATCCGCGCCGGTTACAGCGCGAAGACGGCCGAGGTTCAGGGGCCGAGGCTGTTAGGGAATGTTCGGATCCAGGCCGCTGTTCAGTCCGCCATGAGCCGGCGCGAGAAGCGCACCGAAATCACCCAGGACAGGGTGCTCCAGGAGCTGGCGAAGATCGGCTTCGCCGACATCCGCAAGGCGGTGCGTTGGAGCAACCAGCAGCGCGAGGTCCAATCCGAAGAAGGCGTGCCCACGCTGGAGAGCGAGGTCCTCCTGGTGCCGAGCGCGGAAATGGATGACGCCACAGCGGCCGCCATCTCCGAGGTTTCCCAGGGGCAGCATGGTCTCCGGATCAAGATGCACGACAAGCGCGCCGCCCTGGTCGACATGGGCCGCCACCTCGGCATGTTCGTCGAGAAGTCCGAGGTCACGGTCAAAGACGGCGGCGTGTTGCGTGCCCCGCCTGAGGTCTCCGCTCAGAAGTGGGAAGAGCAGGCGGCGAGCCAGCAGGCAGCGAAGCCGGGTCAGGGGTGAGCCGGGTCATCTGGGAGCCCCAGCCGGGCAGCCAGACGCTTTTCCTCTCCTGCCCGATCTTCGAATGCCTCTACGAAGGCACGCGCGGCCCCGGCAAGACCGACGCGCTGCTGATGGATTTCGCCCAGCACGTCGGGCAAGGCTTCGGCTCGGCGTGGCGCGGCATCTTGTTCAGGCGCGAGTACAAGGAACTGGCGGACGTCGTCGCCAAGTCGAAGAAGTGGTTTTACCGGATCTTCCCCGGTATCAAGTTCCTGGAGTCGGCATCCGACTACAAGTGGCGCTGGCCCGACGGTGAAGAACTGCTGTTCCGCCAGGCGAAAAAGCCTGACGACTACTGGAACTACCACGGCCACGAGTATCCCTGGATCGGCTGGGAAGAGCTCACGAACTGGGCAAACTCCAAGCTCTACGAGGACATGATGTCAGTGTGCCGGGCATCAGTGCCGGGCATGCCACGCAAGTATCGCTCGACCTGCAACCCCTACGGGGTCGGCCATAACTGGGTGAAGGCTCGATTCATCGAGCCCGCGCCTCGTGGCGTCGTGATCCGCGATGCCGAAGGCCGCGGCCGAGTCGCGCTGCACGGCAGCATCTATGAAAACAAGATCCTGCTGCAGAACGACCCGGACTATCTGAAAAACCTTCAGGCGATCACCGACGAGAACAAGCGCAAGGCCTGGCTTCACGGCTCCTGGGACATCGTCGCTGGCGGCGCGCTGGATGATGTCTGGTCGCCCCGCGTGGTCATCCCGCGGTTCCGGGTCCCCTCGACCTGGCGCGTCGATCGCTCCTTCGACTGGGGTTCCACCCACCCGTTCGCGGTGTGCTGGTGGGCGGAAGCGGATGGCACCGAGGCCAAGTTGGCAGACAGGTCCTGGGCGCCGCCGCGCGGCAGTCTAGTGCTGCTGAATGAGTGGTATGGCGCCTCGAAGCCGAATGAAGGCCTGAAAATGGCGCCACGCAGGATCGCGGCGGGCATCCTGGAGCGTGAGGACAGGCTGCTGAAAGATGGCTGGGTCGCGGGTCGAATCAACCCGGGCCCGGCCGACAACCAGATTTCCGCGGTGGCCCAGCCAGATACCCCCACCATCGCCGACGAGATGAAAGGCGCCGGCGTGGTCTGGACCGAAAGCGACAAGGCCCCGGGAACCCGAAAGATCGGCCTCGACCTCCTGCGAGCCAGGCTTGCGGAGTCCGGCAAGGATCACCCGGAAGATCCCGCGTTCTACGTGATGGAGAACTGCCGGTCCGCCATCGCGCAGCTGCCGGTGCTGCCGCGCGACCCCGACGATTCCGACGACGTCGACACCGACGCCGAGGATCACCTCTATGACGCTGTCCGTTACCGCGTGCTGGCCGCAAAGAAGCGCGGCCCCATCCGGGTCGCCGACTCCGTGATATCCAGCTCCATGGCCGTGAGGCGCAGATGAAAAAGGCCGAAAGCCCAACACGGAAGCCGCCGCGCGTCAGCCTGGAAGGCGTGTTGTCGGCAAAGGGCAGCAAGTCGAGGCCTGCACCGCAGTACTTCGATCTGCCGAAGCACCCGCCCAACGTGGTGCCGAAAGTCAGCGGCCTGGCGCACGACGAAGCCATCAGCAGCTCCGTCGCCTGGGCCGCCGGTGCCGTGAACTCTTCCATTTTCGGGGCTTTCGCCGAGGGCCAGACGTTCCTCGGCTACCCCGAGCTGGCAATCCTGGCCCAGCGGCCGGAATACCGCCGCATCAGCGAGACCATCGCCACGCAGATGACGCGGCGCTGGATCAAGCTGCAAGCCAGCGGCGACCAGGACAAGACCGACAAGATCAAGGAGCTCGAGGCCGAGCTGAAGCGCCTCAACGTGCGCGAGGTGTTCCGCGAGGCGGCCGAGCAGGACGGCTTCTTCGGCCGCTCCCACCTTTATCTTGACCTCGGCACCACCGAGGACCGCGATGAGCTGAAAACCGCCATCGGGGATGGCAGCAACGATCTCAGCAAACAGAAGGTCGCCAAGGGGGCCCTGAAGCGGATCCGCAGCGTCGAGGCGGTGTGGACGTATCCGACGAACTACAACAGCAACGACCCGCTGAGGCCGGACTGGTATAAGCCGCAGCACTGGTTCGTGATGGGCAAGGAGATCCACGCCTCCCGGCTCCTGACCTTCGTCGGCCGCGAGGTGCCGGACCTGCTGAAGCCGGCATACAGCTTCGGCGGCCTATCGCTGTCGCAGATGGCGAAGCCTTACGTCGACAACTGGCTGCGGACCCGGCAGTCGGTGTCCGACCTGATCGAGGCGTTCTCGGTCATGGTGTTCAAGACCAAGCTGCCGGAGCAGATCAACAACCTGGAGGCCAACAACCTCAGCAACCGGCTCGACCTCTTCAACGCGTACCGCAACAACAAAGGCCTGTTCGCGCTCGACAAAGACACCGAGGACTTCGCCAACGTGTCCGTGCCGCTCGGCACCCTCGATGTCCTCCAGGCCCAGGCCCAGGAGCATATGGCTGCGGTCAGTGGCATCCCGCTCATTTTCCTGCTCGGCATTCAGCCCGCCGGCCTGAACGCCTCATCGGAAGGAGAGATCAGGGCGTTCTACGACTGGGTTCACGCCTATCAGGAGCTGTTCTTCCGCCCGAATCTGCAGAAGGTCCTGGCCTTCGCCCAGCTCTCGCTGTGGGGCGAAGTTGACCCCGAGATCGGCTTCGTGTTCGAGCCGCTGTGGGCGCTCGACGAGAAGGGCAAAGCGGAGGTCCGCAAGACCGAGGCCGAAACCGACCAGGCGCTGTTTGACGTCGGCGCCGTCACCGCGGAGGAGATCCGCAAGCGCGTCGCGTCCGCCGCCGACACGCCGTACCACGGCCTCAAAGAGCAGGACCTGCCACAGCCTCCGGATGAGAAGGAGCTGCGCAAAGAACTGGCGCGGAGCCGGCCGGAGCTGGCCCAGGCGGCCTGATGGCTGCCGACGACACCCGCGGCAATCCCTTTGCCAGGGTCCGCAACGCAGAGGCGCAGTACCGGCGCCAGCTGGGCCCGATCAGCAAGACCATCGGCCGCATTATCGGCAGCTATGGGCCGGATGTGCTGATCGCCAACCCGGGGTCCGTGACCAGGCTGCTGCACGAGCTCTCGGTCTACGCCCAGCTTCTGGAGCCCTGGGGACTCCGCATCGCCGAGCGGATGACAGCCGACGTTGAGCGCAGGAACCTGCGGGCCTGGAAGGCGCACTCGGCGGACATGAGCCGCCTGCTGCGCCGCGAGATTCTGGAGACCCCCACGGGCGGGGTGTTCCAGAACCTCGTCGAGGCCCAGGCCGCGAAGATCAAGGAACTGCCGCTCGAGGCCGGCGAGCGGATCCAGAAGCTGACCATCGAGGCCATGCTCGACGGCTCCCGCGCCGCCGAGATCGCCAAGGAGATCATGCGCAGCGGCGAAGTGTCGGCCAGTTCGGCCGCCACGCTGGCGCGCACTACTGTGGGCACCGCGTCGACCGCGCTGGTCGAGGCCCGCGCTGTGGCGGTCGGCTCCATCGGCTACATCTGGCGCACCTCGCGTGACGCCAGCGTCCGCAAAAGCCACAAGGACATGGAAGGCCGGTTCGTGCCCTGGAGCCTGCGGCCGGAACTCGACGGGCGACGCGTGCACGCCGGCGAGGACTACAACTGCCGGTGCCACCCGGAGCCGGTGCTGCCGACGCTGTAAGGAGCAGGTCACCGATGCATTCGTTTATCCCACGCCCCACCGGTGGCCATCGGGCGCCTGCGCGCGGTACCGGCATACCTAATCCTCCGCCACGGAAGAAAATGAAATGAATCAGAAAATCCGCGACCTGATCGAAGCGGTCACGTCCTACAGCAGCGTCCCGGCCGCGGGTGTGCAGGCTCTGGTGAACGAGATCGCCGACTACCTCCGCAGCGTCAGCGGCGAGCCTGACCTGGTGCTGGCGCTGAGCCGCCGGCTGAAGGACAGCTTCGCGGACATCAGCGGGGCAGCGGAACAGCCGCAGCCGTCCGATACCGCCGACCTGCAGGCGCAGATCGAGACGCTCACGGCCCTGGAGAGCGAACTCGCCGCGGTGAAGGCAGCCGTCGCGCCGCCGCCCGCCGCTCCGGAGCAGCCTCTCGCTGCAGCCGAGCCGGTGCAGGCCGCCGAGGCCCCGAAGCCGGCCTAAGCCATGCCAGCCACGTCACAGGCTCAGCAGCGCGCGATGTACGCCGCCGCTGAGGGCAAGTCGCGCCTCGGCATCCCCAAGAAGGTCGGGGAGGAGTTCGTCGCCAAGGACGCCACCAACGGCCACGCCGCCGGCATCCTGTTCGTGGACCCCAGCGGCCATGTGCTGCTGCTCCTGCGCTCTTCCGCGGAAAAGAACTTCGCCAACCACTGGGCGCTGCCCGGCGGCAAGGGCGAGGACGGCGAGAGCCCGCTGCAGACCGCGGAGCGCGAGGCCAAGGAAGAAATGGGCGAGGTGCCGCCCGGCGCCGCCAAGCTGCTGGACAGTGTCGTCACGCCCACCGGCATGGCGTTCCACACCTTCGCGCGGCCGACGGAGAAGCAGTTCGCCCCGAAGCTCAACGACGAGCACTGCGGCTATGCCTGGTGCCCGCTGGACCGCCTTCCGGCGCCGCTGCATCCGGCCGTCCAGATGACGCTGGAGGGGCGCCTCGGCATGGCCGCCGACATGGACCACGAGGAGTGGGAGGCCCTGCGCAGCGGCTTCGCCAAGTGGACCCGCGAGGAAGAGGCGGAGTCCGAACACGCCGAAGACGACGAGCACGGCAAGCTGAATGAGAAGGAACGCGCCGAGGCCGACCGCAGCGCCAAGGAGCGCGCGGACATGCCGGCATCCGCCTTCCTGGTGCCGGCGACCCGGAAATATCCGATCAAAGAGATGAAGGACGGCGCCTGGGTCTACAGCCGCAACCTGCTGCTCGCCGCGGCGCGCGAAGCCAGGATGCACGGCCACGAGGACCTGGCCGCGCACGCCGACTCGATCCGGGAGCGCAAGTTCGGCGGCGCACAGGACAGCGCGTTGATCGCCTTCGACCGCGAGTCGCTGCGCAGCAAGGACGCCGACGGACGGCTCCACGTCAAGCTGGCCAACATCAGCAAGGCCACGGTGAATCCCTACCGCGGCGACGAGATCCCGGAGTGGCAGGCGCTGGGGCTCGACCCCGGCCGGGTCTACTACCTGCTGCGCGAGCCCGAGGAGCTCGCCAAGGCCGCGCCGACGTTCAACAACCTGCCGATCCTTTCGAAGCACCAGAAGGTTTCCGCAGATGATCACCAGCCCGACCTGGTGGTGGGAACCACCGGCAGTTCCTCCGAGTTCGTCGCTCCCTACCTGCAGAACAGCCTGGCCTTCTGGGCGGGCCCGGCAATCGACGCGATCGAGGCCGACGACGACAGCAAGCGCGTCAAGGAACTGTCCTGCGGCTACCGCTACCGCGCCGACATGACCCCCGGCACCTACCAGGGCCAATCCTACGACGGCGTCATGCGCGACATCGTCGGCAACCACGTCGCGCTGGTGCGCGAGGGCCGCGCCGGCCCGGATGTCGTTGTCGCCGACGAGGCCATGAGGCCCGGCTGGCGCTTCGCGGCGTTCCGCAGCCGCTACGACTTCAGCCGCTTCAGCTGATCCCAGTTTTCCAACCGAGGCACAGGGCTGGCGCCCTCACCCTCACAACCACCCGGTATCACTACGGAGATTCATGCAATGAAAGTGCTGTCCCGCAAAGCGGTGCAGGCCCAGGGCGCCCTCATGGCCTACCTGGCCCCGAAGCTGGCCCAGGATGCGAAGGTCAACCTGGCCCCCCTGTTCGAAGGCCTCAGCGCCAAGAACTTCAAGGACAAGAAGGCCGGCCTCGTCTCCGGTCTGAAGTCCGCCACCAAGGACAAGCTGGCGAAGGACGCCAGCATCGACGACGTCACCCAGCTGCTCGACGCTCTGCAGGAAGCGGAGGTCCAGGAAGGTGCCGACACCGACCCGAACACCGGTCTGCCGATGGAGATGGAGGCCATGGACACCGACGGCAACGGCGCCAAGCTACTGGCCTTCCTGAAGGGCAAGCTCAGCCCGGCCGACATGGCCGAGGCCGAGAAGCTGTGCAAAGGCGAAGGTGCCGCCGACCAGCCGCTGCCGACTCCCGGCGCCGCGAAGAAGCCGGAGGAGGAGCCCGTCACCAAGGGCGCCATGGATGCCGCGCTGGCGAAGGCGCGCGATGAATCCGCCAAGAACGCCCGCGAGATCCGCGAAGCAGAGCGTGCCGTGCGTCCCTGGGTCGGTGACCTCGCCATCGCGCAGGACACCGCCGCCGACGTCTACAAGACCGCGCTGAACGCCCTGGGCGTGAAGCTGGACGGCATCCACCCGTCGGCCTATCGCGCCGTCCTGGAAGCGCAGCCGCTTCCGTCCCGCAAGCCGAAGGAGCCCATCGCTGCCGACGCAGCGAGCGTCAAGGGCTTCTTCGACCGTTTCCCCGACGCCAAGCGCATCGGCCTGCAGTAACCCACCCCAGTCCCTAGGAGAATCTTATGAGCGGTGGCTTCCAAACTCAGGTGGGTGTGCAGCCGGCACCCGCCGTCGCCGGCGACTTCGCCGATTGCAACCCGCGCGTTGCGACCCTTGCCGGCCCCGGTGGTCTCGTGGCCGGCTCGGCCGGCGTCACCGTCGGCCGCTTCGCCTGGCTGTCGTCCAGCCAGATCGACCCCGACAACGCCGCGGCGATCGTCAACAACTTCGGCTCCGGTTCCGTCGCCGGCCTCGTGCCGCGGCGCCAGCAGGCGCTGATCACGACCTACCTGGCCGACGCCTCGATGGTGATCCCGCAGGGCTACGAGCTGAGCCTGTTCAGCCGCGGCAGCTTCTGGGTCAAGAACGACGGCTCCTCGCAGGCACTGCCGGGCCAGAAGGCCTATGCCGACCTGCAGACCGGCAAGGTCAGCTTCGCAGCGTCGGGCTCGCCGTCCACCGCGTCCTTCACCGGCGTGCTGGCGGCAAGCACCTTCAGCGTCACCGGCTCGATCGCCGGCAACGTGCTGAACGTCACCGCGGTCGGCTCGGGCACCGTGGTCCCCGGCGGTGCGATCACCGGCACCGGCATCGCTTCCGGCACCAGCATCGTCTCGCAGCTCTCCGGCACCCCCGGCGGCATCGGCACCTACGCGGTGAGCGTCCCGGAGCAGACCGTCGCCAGCACCACCGTGTCCGGCACCTACGGCACCCTGACGGCCTCGGCCGTGACGGGGACCATCGAGGTCGGCGGCGTCGTTGCGGGCTCCGGCGTGGCCGCGGGCACGGTCATCACCGCGCTCGGCACCGGCACCGGCGGCGCCGGCACCTACATCGTCAACCTCACCCAGGCGGTCGCCTCGGAGGCGATGACGTCCACCACCAACGTCGAGACCGCGTTCTACGCGATGTCGGCTGGTGCGGCGGGCGAGCTGGTCAAAATCTCCACTCACTTCAGCTCGCTCGGCTAAGCGCGCGCACCTACAGGAGCAAAACAGATGAACCTTCAAGAAGCGATTGCCGCCTGGCGCAGCGATGCGGCCCAGATGGCGGCGCGCGGCGTCGTACTCCCCGGCGTCGCCGCCTATGTCCCCGACGGCTGGCGCCAGGACCTCGGCATGGCGATGGACGCCCTGCCGACCCTGACCACCGATCCGAACTCCGGCGTGCCGGCGTTCCTCACCACCCTCATCGACCCCGAGGTGCTGACGATCCTGTTCGCCCCGAACAAGGGCGCCATGATCCTGGGCGAGGAGAAGAAAGGCACCTGGCTGGATGAGACCGCCATGTTCCCGGTGGTCGAGCACACCGGTGAGGTGTCCAGCTACGGCGACTTCGCCGAGAACGGCCGCGCCGGCGCCAACACCAACTGGCCCCAGCGCCAGTCCTACCTGTTCCAGACGATGAAGGAGTACGGCGAGCGCGAGCTGGAGCGCGCCGGCCTGGCCCGCATCAACTGGGTGTCGGAGATCGACCAGGCGGCGGCGACGATGCTGAATAAGTTCGCCAACCTGACCTACTTCCTCGGCGTCGGCGGCCTCCAGAACTACGGCCTGCTGAACGACCCGAACCTGTCGGCCGCCCTCACCCCGGCGACGAAGGCCGCCGGCGGCGTGAAGTGGATCAGCAGCGGCGGCGCCATCGTGGCCACCGCCAACGAGGTCTACGCGGACATCCAGGCGCTGTTCATCCAGCTGGTGGCGCAGACCTCCGGTCTGGTCGAGCAGAACGACAAGCTGGTGCTGGCGATGTCGCCGACCTCCGCCGTGGCGTTGACCGCGACGAACAGCTTCAACGTCAACGTCTACGACCTGCTGAAGAAGAACTTCCCCAACATCCGGTTCGAAACCGCGGTGCAGTACGGGGCGGTGTCTTCGTCCAACCCGCAGGGCGTCGCCGCGGGCAACATGGTGCAGATGATCGCCGAGAAGCTGGAAGGCAAAAAGACCGGCTTCTGCGCCTTCAACGAGAAGATGCGGGCGCACAAGATCATCCCGGCGGCCTCGAGCTACAAGCAGAAGGTCACCGGCGGCACCTGGGGTGCCGTGATCCGCCAGCCGATCGGCTTCGCCCAGATGGTGGGCGTCTAAAAGCCAGCCGCAACAAAACCCCCGCTGCAAAACGGAACCCGCGAGAGCGGGTTTTTTCGTTTCCGGGGGTTTTTTCTTTCCCCTACACAGGAGATTTCCACATGGCTGGAACCGTAACCGTCGCCTGCAAGATCGCCAACGGCCTCATGCTGCGCGTGTTCAAGATGATCGACGACGTCGAGCCCGTGCTCGGCGGCGGCACCCGCAAGGTCAAGCGCGCCGAGCAGGTCGGCGATGCCGTGCGCATCCAGGGCCCCGGCGCTGCCCTGTTCGGCAAGAACCCCGCCTATCCGGTCGTCGCCGGTTTCGCGCTGACCCCGAACGTCGACGCCGACTTCTTCAAGGAGTGGGAGAAGCAGAACCAGGACCACGAGGCCGTCAAGGCCGGCCTGATCTTCGCCTACGACAAGCCGGCCGACGTCGAGGCCTGCGCCAAGGACCACGAGAAGCAGCGCAGCGGCCTGGAGCCGATCGATCCCGACAAGCCCATGAAGGGCATCGAGCGCGGCACCAAGGAAGCGGCCTAAGGAAAAGCGGGCGACGAAGATGATCACCCCGTCAAGCTTCGTCGCCACCTTCCCGGAATTCGGCGACGCCACCACGTTCACGCCGGCGCGGATCCAGTTCGAGATCACCAACGCCTACGGCCAGCTCAGCGCCTCGCGCTTCGGCTCGCAGCTGGACCTGGCGGCGTCCCTGTTTGTCGCGCACTACCTCGCGCTGGCGGCTCTCCAGGCCAAGACGGCGGCGGGCGGCGGCATTCCGGGCCAAGCGGAAGCTCCGCTCTCCTCCAAGACCGTAGGGCCTGCCTCCGCCTCCTACGACACCCAGGCTACCGCCATTCCCGGCGCCGGCCTCTGGAACGCGACGGTCTACGGTCAGCGCCTCTACAAGATGATGCAGCAGTACTGCCTGGGCCCGGTGTATCGGCCCTCCACTTACCGCGGACGGTTCCGGCTGTGAGCCGCATCGCCGGCATGACGATGACCGTGGATCGCCTCGGCGATCTGGCCAAGAACCTGAAGGCGCTCGTCGCCAAGGATGTGCTGGTCGGCGTGCCGGAGGCGGAGACCGAGCGGGATCCGGAGCCCGGCGAGCCCACCGGCATCACGAACGCCGCCATCGGCTACCTCAACGAGTTCGGCTCTCCCGCGGCCAACATCCCGGCACGTCCGCACCTCTACCCCGGGATCGACGATGCCAAGGACCGGATCGTGGCGGAGCAGCGGGGCGCTATCACGGCGGCGCTGGATGGCGACCTTGCAGGAGCGGACATGCGCCTGGAGCGCATGGGCCTGATCGGCCAGGCCTCGGTGCGGAACCGGATCATCACCGGTCCCTTCGTGCCCCTGGCGCCGTCGACCATTGCTGCCCGCAAGCGTCTCGGCCACGAGGGCGAGGCGCCGCTGAATATGTCGGGCCAGTACCGGCAGGCCATTACTTACGTCGTCCGGAAGTAGCGATGCCCTTCCTCGACGTCACCGGACTGCTGTCCGACCCCGACCTGGCGGACACCTTCGACGTCATCCGCCGGCAGGAGCAGGTCGGCCAGGATGGCGTCAGCAGGATCCTGCTGACGGTGTTCAAGGGCGTGGTCGGGGTGGTGAGTCCGGCCTCCCCGAACCAGCTGCAGCAGACCCCGGATGGCCGGCGCATGCAGAACGCGGTGACGGTGGTGACTACCTTCCGCCTGCAGGGGGTCGCCAAGGACGAGGTGCAGCGGACCTACCAGCCCGACCTGGTGCGGTGGTCCAGCGACCTCTACCAGGTGCGCGCCATCAACGAGTACACCCGCTTCGGCGCCGGCTTCGTCGAGGCCGTCAGCGAGGCCGTGGACACCCAGGACCTGCCGCCGGAAGTGCTGAAGCAGGTCATCGGTTCGAAGATTTTCTCCGACCCCTCCAACTCCAACATGGTGGACTGACGATGCTGCTCTACGTGAAGGATGGCAGCGGCATCGGCCGCTACGAGGTGGTCGAGGGCCAGGAGGATGCGACGATCCAGGACCGCTCCGGCACGGTCGCCGCTGGTGGCACCGCACAGGCCTTCCTGGCCGCGAACCCCAGCAGCGATTCAGCGGTCGGCCGCAGCGGCTGGTTCCTCCAGAACAACTCCAGCGCCGCCCTGGTCGTCAACATACTCGGCACGGCCGGACCCGGCGCCGGCGTGGTGGTCGCCGCCGGGCAGACCGCGGGCACCCTCGAAGGAGCCGCTGTTCGGCTGCCTCTCACTACTGGAGCCGTCAGCATCTACGGCGGCACCAACGGCCAGGCCTTCGCCGGCTTGGAGTGGTAGGTGGGCAACCCGAACACCAGCGCCACCGGCGGACCGCTGGCGGCGAAGCCACAGTTCGTCCTGGGGCCGCCCAGCGGCGGCACGGCCGGGCTCGGCTGCGGCGTCCTCGGCGGCAGCAACATCGAGGACGGGGCCCAGATCGGCGGCCTCATGGGTTTCTTCCAGGCCCTGATCGTGTCCCTTACCGGCCTGCCCGGGAACTACGTGCGGCCGCGGTGGCAACAGAACGCCCCGGTCCAGCCGGACATTTCAACGAACTGGTGCGCCTTCGGGCAGGTGCGGAGCTCGGCGGATTTCAATGCCAACGAGGCGCACATCAACAAAATGAATGTCACCTTGCGCAACGAGGTGATCGAGCTGCAATGCAGCTTCTACGGCCCCCAGGCTGACAACTACGCACGGGATCTCCGCGACGGCCTGCAGGTCGCGCAGAACCGGGAAGTCCTCACCCTCAATGGCATGGGCCTCGTCGACACCGGAGATCTCACGCCGGTGCCAGAAGAGACCAAGGGCCGTTGGTATTACCGGATCGACCTGCCGCTGCGCATCCGCCGGGTGCTGCTGCGGGAATACCCGGTGCTCGACATCGAGTCGGCCTCGATCCAGCTGCAAACCGACGCCGGCATCAACGAAACCATCAACGTCCAGGAGTAATCCATGGGAACCCCCCTCCCCGTTTCCCTGCTGGTGAGCGTATCGGTCACGCTGACGCCCCAGCCGGCGCAGGCGCAGTCGGTCAATACCGCGCTGTTCCTGGGCTCGTCCACGGTCATCGACACCGTTCAGCGCCTCCGCAGCTATGCCACGCTCGCGGCCGTCGGCCAGGACTTCGCCAGCAACACGCCGGAGTACCTGGCGGCAGCGCTGTGGTTCGGCCAGTCGCCGCAGCCGCAGAGCTTGTATATCGGGCGTTGGGTGCAGTCGGCGTCCCACGGCCAGCTGATCTGCGGCGCCCTCGGCAACAGCACCCTGGCGGCCCTGGAAGCGGTCACCAGCGGCGGCTTCACCGTCACCGTCGACGGCGGCTCCGCGCAGCACCTATCGGGCCTGAACTTCAGCGGCATCACCAACTTCAATGGCGCGGCCGCCATCATCAGCGCGGCCCTCACCGGCGCGACCTGCGCCTACAGCGCAACGCAGAACCAGTTCGTCATCACCTCGAGCACGACCGGCACCAGCTCGACGGTGAGCTTCCTGAGCGCCCCGCTCTCCGGCACCGACATCAGCGCCCTGATCAACGGCACCAACGCCAGTGGCAATGGCGCCTACCAGGCCCCCGGCCTGGCTGCGGAGACGGCGCTGGCGGCGGTGGAGCTGTTCGATACCGAATTCGGCAGCAAGTGGTACGGGCTGGTCGTGCTCGGCGCCGCCGACAGCGACCATGAGGCCATCGCCGCCTATATCGAGGGCGACAGCTCGCCGATCCACATCTATGGCGCCACCTCGTCGGAGGCCGGCATCCTGTCGGGCACTAGTACGACCGATATTGCATTCATCCTCAACTCGCTCGGCTACGAGCGCACGCTGCTCCAGTATTCCAGCAGCAATCCCTACGCGGTGTGCTCCCTGCTGGGGCGCGCGTTGACCGTCGACTACACGGCGAGCAATTCGGCGATTGATCTGATGTTCAAATCCGAGCCAGGGATCGTCTCCGAGAATATCTCGGACTCCCAGCTGCAGGCTTTGCTGGCCAAATCGTGCAATGCATTTTTGGCCTACCAGAGCGGAACGATCACTTCGATCATCCAGCCCGGCAACATGATCGGCGGCATCCCGATCGACGAGCGCACCGGCGTGGATTGGCTGGCGCTGGGCCTGCAGATCGACGTGTTCAATGCCCTATACACAACCCCGACAAAGGTTCCACAAACCGACAGCGGCAACCACATCCTCACGACGGTAATGGAAGCCAGGTGCCAGCAGTCCGTGAACAACGGCACCCTGGCGCCGGGTGTGTGGAATGCCGGGGGCTTCGGCGCGCTGCAGCAAGGGCAATGGCTGTCCGCGGGCTACTACGTCTACGCGCCGCCCATCGCCACCCAGAACCAGGCCGACCGCGCCGCCCGCAAGTCGGTTCCCTTCCAGATCGCCGCCAAGCTGGCCGGCTCCGTCCGCAACGTCAGCATCGGCCTCATCGTTAACCAGTAGGAGCATTCGCAATGGCCGCCCCTGGATACACCTACAGCTTCCTCGATGTCGTCTGCAGCCTCAATGGCCCCAGCGGCATCATCAGCCTTGGCGCTGGCGCCGCAATCGCGGAGGAAGGCATCGACATCGAGCCATCCGTCGATGCCAACCACATGGATGTCGGCGCCGACGGTAGTTCGATGCACAGCCTTAGCGCCAACAAGAGCGCCACTGCTACGGTGCGCTTGCTGCGCGCGTCTGTTGTGAACTACCAGCTCCAGCAGATGTACAACATCCAGCGCGGCAGCGGCCTACTGTGGGGCCAGAACAACCTTTCGGTTGGAAACCCCGTCTCGGGGGACAAGATCACCGGGGCCCAAGTCGCCTTCCGCCGGCAGCCAAGCATTCCCTACAAGGTCCAGGGCGGCTTCCTGATCTGGACCTTCGACATTGGCCTGCTCGACACCACCCTGGGCGGCAGTCTCCTCAGCCAGCTGCTCGGCGCCGTCTCGGCTGCCGGCAATCTGGTGTCAGCCATTCCGCAGGGGTAAGACATGGAAATCGGCGGCAAGACCTACCAGATCGGCAAAATGCCGGTCAAAACCCAGTACCACGTCATGCGGCGCATTCTGCCCGCGGCGATGGCCCTGCCGGAACTGCTGGGAGCGCTGGACCGATTTAAGGACAAGGCCGATGCAACCGGTTTCGTCGCTTCGGTCGTACCGTTCGCCAAGGCGCTGTCCTCGATGAGTGACCAGGACTCCGAGTTCGTCATCGACGCCTGCCTGCGGGTCTGCAAGCGCGAGGAGAACGGCCGGCCGTTCCCGCTTACCGCGGCCAATGGCTCTCTGATGTACCAGGACCTCACCCTGGCCGGCATCATTGCCCTGACCGTGGAGGTGCTGCGGGAGAACCTGTCGAGTTTTTTTCCCGAAGTCATGGCCCTCGTTACGGGGGCGACTCCGGAAACGTCCAGTACGTCACCCTGAGCAGCGGCGACGACTTCCTGATGCGACCGGTGCTCGCCAAGCTGATCCGCTACGAGAGCCTGCTGGACGGCACCCTCGACCTGGCCGACATCTGCGAGTTGAACGAGGCCCTCGACGTGCAGAGCGAAAATGAACGGCGCCACTTCGAGTCGATCAAGGCGGGTCGCTGATGGCCGGTGAAAATGTGCTGCGCGAGTTCCTGGTCAGGCTCGGCTTCAAGGTCGACGATGCGACCTACAAGCGCTTCACCGATTCCATCACGACCGTCACCAAGAGCGTTGCCCAGCTCGGACTGACCGTCGAGGGTGCCGCGCTGGGGATCGAGGCGCTGGCGCTGCGGTTTGCGAGCGCTGGGGACAAGATGTATTGGAATAGCCGCCGAATTGGCGACTCGGTCCAGCACATTGAACGGTTCAAGTTTGCCATCTCTCAGGTTGGCGGCTCTGCCGAAGGTGCTGAAAGTTCAGTCCGGACGTTTGCGGACAAGGTGGCCATGTACGGCCCGAGATTTGCCTCGGGCCTTGGCCTAGACCCCACCAAGTACCACGGGACGGTCGAACTATTCGATGCGATCCTACATCGACTCAGCACGATGCCAGAAGCGGTGCGCCGGGTACGCGGACAGTTTCTCGGCGCCGATCTAGATACGCTCCTCGCTGGTGGCCGAGACACCGGGCGGTGGGAACACTTTTACGATCGCGTCCAGAAAAGTGCGGGCCTAAATCAGGACAAGGTCGCGGCCCTTTCGATGAGGCTTCAGCAAAATGTTCGTTCGCTCCAATTGGTCGGAAAGACGTTGGCGTGGAAGGTATTTTCGGATATTGCTGAAAAGCACGGCCCCGACTTCGAACGCTTCGTCACACAACTGGTCGACAACCTCCCCAACCTGGCACGTCAAATCGAACATGTGCTGGACCAGGTGCTGAAGCTCAGCAAGGCCATCAATGATCTCGTCCAGCAATACGGCGGCTGGAAGACCGTCGCTGAGGGCATCATCGCCCTGAAGTTCGCAGGCTGGGCCGCCGACTTCGTGGCGGCGCTCGCGACGATTGCTGCCTCGCCGGCCTTCGCATCGCTGATGCTGCTGTTCACTACAGGACTGGCTTTTTATAACCTGACACGACAGGTCATCGAGCAACCGGACAACCAGCCGGAGACCGCTCCCGGCAAACTGCCTGCCGGCCGCAAGGACAGGATCGGGATCGTCAACGATTACCTGTCCGGCAAGGGCTTTTCGGACGCACAGGTTGCGGGAATCCTCTCCAACCTGATCAGCGAAAGCCAGCTGAATCCGGCGGCCGAGAATGAAAAGGGCATGTACGGAATCGCCCAGTGGGACAAGTCCCGCCAGGCCCTATTCAAGCAGGTAATGGGTCACGACATCCACGGCAGCAGTCTGTCGGATCAACTCGATTTCATCGTCTGGGAGCTTGGCCACTCCGAGCTTGCCGCCGGTAGTCAGCTGAAGGGTGCGAAGAATGCGCGCATGGCGGCGATACGCTTCGGTCATGACTATGAGCGCTTCACCGATGCCGAACTGAGCGGCGCCCTGCTCGGCCGCGGTGCCCTTGCCGAGAGCATCTACAACGGCACGTTCCTGGGAGCCGGTGGCGCAAAGCATGGCGAAACGAATGTGACCAACACCGTCACCAATAACGTGACCAGCAGCGATCCGCAGGCGGCCGGCAAGGCCACCGGAACAGCTACGGAGGCGGCCCTGAACCGCTTCACGGCCCGCATGTTGAGCCCGAGGGTGCGCTGATGGGATTCTCGCCAGCCGGGCCCCCGGCACAGTTCCTGATCCAGCAGTTGCTTGGCTCGTCGGATTCGCAGGTGACAGTTACGCCGTCCAAGCGCGGCTTCGCCACCAGCAGCGGCGAGATCGTGCTGCGGGCGAACGTGACCATCGAGGAAACGGCGATCGATGACCAAGTGATCACCGAGCACCCGGTCGAGCAGGGAGCGGCGATCACCGACCACACATATAGCAGGCCGGCGCGGGTGATCCTTCGACTGGGCTGGAGCCTGAGCGATCCTGAGGCGACGGGAGACGAGTATCTGACGAAGGTGTACCAGCTCCTGTTGGAAATGCAGAAATCAGGCACCCTTTTGCAGCTTTTCACCGGAAAGCGCTCCTATCCGGCCGTACTGATCGAGTCGATCGCACAAACTACCGACGCCGCTTCAGAAAACACGCTGTATGTCACGGTCGTGTGCCGCGAGATCATACTTGTGCAGGTGCAGGCAGGGACGGTCAGCAACGACCATAGTGTCCTGGCCAACCCGGAGTCGAACGCCCCGGTCGTCAATACGGGGGTCAAGCAGCCTATTCTCGCCCCCGGCGTCACCCCGCCGCCGAAGTGAGAGCCATGGCCACTTACGAGATCCCGACGAGCCCGCAGCCGCAGACTTTTACGGTGGCGCTGAACGGCGTCACCTATACGCTGCTTCTAAAGTGGAACGTCAGCGCGCAGGCATGGATGCTTGACATCAGCGATGCACAGGGCACGCCGATCGCAACCGGCATACCGCTAGTACCAGGACTCAACCTGGCCGGGCAGCTGGGGTATCTGGACTTCGCGTTCGACAGCCTGTTCGCATCGTCGGACAACGACCCGGCAGCCGTGCCAACTTTCAGCAGCCTCGGCTCGACCGGCCATCTGTACGCGGAGTTTTGATGGCCGGCAATACAGGAGTGCAGTATCCCCGCCAAGCCGGGGTTTATGTGGCGAACGCGAAGGGCGATGTTCTCGACCTGTCGCGGATGGAGTTTCACTTCGACATACGGCAGCACGACCTCACCACGCCGAACAATTGCGTGGTGCGTGTGTACAACCTTTCGGACGGCACCAAGGCCCAGCTGCAGCAGGACTTCGGGCAGGAGAATCGCGGCCAGCTTGTTGTGCAGGCCGGCTACCCCAGCAATTACGGCGCAGTGTTCAAGGGGGACGTGACCTTCTATCGCAGCGGAAAGGCCAACCCGACCGACTCGTTCTTGGACATTCAGGCGATCGATGGCGACCTGGCATACAGCTTTGCGGTGGTGAATCAGACCCTCGAAGCCAATGCCAACGGCTCGAAGGAGCAGTTGGATCAAATTCAGCAGGTTTACCAGGCAAATGGCGTCGACGAGGGATACTTGGCGCTGATCAGCCAGAATCGTCTGTCGCGGGCCAAAACCCTGTTCGGCCTGGCCCGGGACTACCTGGACGAGATCGCCGCGACGAACAATCTGCGCTGGTCAATCCAGCAGGGAAAGCTGCAGATGACGCCTGTGGGCGGCTTCCTGCCGCAGGCCGCTATGCCTCTGAACAGCGCCAGCGGCCTCATCGGCATCCCGGAGGTGCAGCCGGACGGACTGCATGTGCGAGCGCTGATCAACCCGGCGTTTCTGCCGGGTCAGCTTTTGTACATCAACAACCGGGATATCGTGAATTATTTGCTGAGCCCGGGTCTGGAGTCATTGGTGGAAGCGCCCTTTCTTCCGACCGCCGCGCAACTCAGCGACGGCACCTGGACGATCATGGTCGCCAATCACACCGGCGGCACGAGAGAGAACTCTTTCTACACGGAGATGATCTGCCTTGCCCCGAATCAGCCGGTACCGCCTCAGCTCTGGCCGAGGCTTCTGTAGGAGACGTCCATGATCATCGTGAAATGCACCAACATCGGCGGCCGCTGGCGCCCGAACCGGCTTGACGAGCTGCGCCAGGCCGAGCGAGCCGCGGGCCAGCGATATGCCCAGCGCGAGGCTGCCAACCAGTACGCGGAGGACGTCGCCCAGTTTCGCCGTCCGCCGGGCGTGCCGGGGCGCCGGGGATGAACGTCACGCTGAGCTTTGACGTCTCCAGGCTGAAGGCCGATCTGGCCGCCTTGCCGTCAGGGCTTTCCGAAGGAAAGCTTTACCAGATCGTCCACGATGCGCTGCGCGTGGGCCCGGATATCCGCGTCGCTACTGACGCGGCCGCAGATGGCGCCCTTCAACTCATCGTCCCGCTTTGGCTCGATGTTGGGAAACAGTTCCGTCAGAGCGAATCGATGAGCAAACAACTCCGGGACTTTATCAACAAGGTAACGATCCCCGCCGAGCCTAATTCGCCCGACCCGGCGGAGAGCCAGCCGGAAGCAGCGCAAGCTGCGCCTGCAAAACTCGTATCAGTTCAACTGCTACGGACGGGGGGACCAGCAGAGGGTGAAGCTTCGGCGGCGGACTGTCCGATTTTTGTGCTTCCGGAATGAGCAGGATGAACATTTCTCCGGTCTGGTCGCGCTTGGTGATGGCAGTGCCAAACGCCTGGACTTCGACGAAGTCGCGAGTGTCGACTTCAGTTGTTACGGATTCCATTTTCTGATCCCCCGATCAGGCCGGCGACGGCGCCCCGGATTATTGCTTAGGTACATCCATGTTGAAGATCCAAACATCGTCGGGGGCGCCCGCGAGTCGGATCCTGGTTGTGCGCAACAGCGTCTCTTCGACATAGACCTTTGTGCCTTTTTTGAGATCGTGGCAGTTGCCTCGCTCATAGCCGCGCTGTAAGGCAGCAACGAAACCGGCTTTGTCTCGTTCGATGCCAATGTGCTCAATCTGTTCAATGGTTGCTTTGTCGCAACTAAACGTGTCCCGCTCAATAGTCACAGGATCGGCGTAGGCACTTCGGGGCACGGATAAAGAAAATATGACGGCCACAATCGCTGTCTTTTGCATTTCGTCGGCTCATTTATGGTTTGCGCCGCCGTTTCGGCGGCTCCGGTGATTCGCTATCGTCGGAGGGCTGCCACCTGACGGCTTTGGCATTTTCGATAGCCTTAATTAATCCCTCCAAGGCCTGAGCAATCAGCTTCTTCTCGGGTGTGTCGGCTTCGGCCTCAACGGCATCGAGGATGGGAAAGCTGTTCTCAAGGCGTTGAATAATTTCAGCATGCAGGCTGCGCCCGGCCTTCTTGGCTGCCGTTTCAAGGCGAGTCCGCAGATCGGACTGCATCCGCAAACCGTATGGTGGGATGTGGGAAACCGGCTTTTCGCTCATAAGGCCAAGTATCAGATAACTGCATGTTGACTTCATGGCCTCACATTGGCATGATGTCAATGTGTAGTTATTTCTAATGACATAGTGATAGTAAGGAGGTTGCAAGATGGAATCCGATAAGGCGGAGGAGCGGACCGCCGTATTGAATGTCCGCACCAGCGAAGCAGTGCGCCAGGCCGCAAAGAAGGCGGCCGCGGAGCAGGAGCGGTCGGTCAATTGGGTACTGGACAAGGCCCTGCGCGCTGCCTTCGGCCTGGAAAAGCAGGTGGAGGCTTGACCAATAAAAACCCCTCAATCGCGAAACCTTGGCGGGAAGCGAGAGAGGGGCGGTGTTGAACCCTTTGGAGGTAACAACGAGTGAAATCTAGCAAAAAGCAGGCTGAAAAGCCAGTCGTTCCCGAGGCAGCCATCATCATGGACATCGTTGTTTACGATGGTGATCTGGTGCATTTCATTCCCTTCGAGCATGCGCTGAAGGCGCAGACGAAGCAGCCGCCGAAGGTGCGCAACGCGGTGGATTTCCAGGCCTATCTGGGCGCCTTGAAGCTGGGACTAGCATGAGCGCCGGCAAGACCGTCAGCATCCCGGCGCCGAACATGCAGGTTGCGGCCTTCCGCATCCGCGGTGTCAGCCCCTACGTGGCCTGCAAGTTCTCGGAGAAGGCAAAGAACCAGATCCGCGAGACCCAGGCCGCGGGCAGCACCGCCAAGAGCAAGCGCAAGCGGGAACCCAAGGACTTCAGCCAGCTGTTCGAGCAGGCCATCCATCGGAGCCGCGATGGCTGGGCCGGGATGCCGGCCTCCTGCTTCCGCAACGCCGCGATCTCGGCCTGCCGCATCGTCAACTTCAAAATGACGCTGGGGCGCCTGGGTCTGTTCGTGGAGCCCGACGGCTTCGACCGTGACAGCGGAGAGCCGCTGGTCCGCATCGAGGGCGAGCCGCGGCAGCACGAGAGCATGGTCCGGCTCGCCACCGGCGTCGCCGATCTGCGGGTTCGCGCGATGTGGGAGCAGTGGAGCGCCGATGTCCGCATCCGCTTCGATGCCGACATGTTCACCCTTCAGGATGTGGCGAACCTGCTATCCCGAGTCGGCGCCCAAGTGGGAGTCGGCGAAGGGCGCCCGGACTCGAAGAACAGCGCCGGCATGGGCTGGGGCCTGTTCGAGTTGGAGGGGGCTCCGCAATGAAGACCAGCGACGAGGCAGTGCGCGCGGAACTGGAGCGGCTGACCCGCGACGGCATCCTGAAGCCGGAGGATGTCGTCAAGGCCGCGAAGAGCCCGAAGAACCCGCTGCACCCGCACTTCGAATGGGATGACGGCGCCGCAGCGGCAGAGTACCGCCTGGAGCAGGCCCGCAGGCTGATCCGCGTGTTCGTGGTGATGCCGGATGCGCAGCCCAACTCCAAGCCGGTGCGGGCCTTCGTGAGCCTGCACGCTGACCGCAAGACCGGCGGGGGTTACCGCACCCTGAAGTCGGTGCTGTCGGATCGGGAGCTATACCAGCAGATGGTCCACGATTCGATGGTCGAGCTGGCGCAGCTGCGGAAGAAATACGAGCGGATCACGGAACTGAAGCCGATCTGGAAGGCAGTGGAACAGGTCGAGCGGAAGGTGGAGAAGAAGGCGGCATAGCGGCAACCCGATGCACGGAAGCGATTGTTGAAGAGGGATTGGCACGGCAGGCACGGCTAGGCTGGGCGTGGAACGGCACGGCCAGGAGAGGCGCCGCAGGCTTGGCTAGGCGCGTCAGAGCGTGACATGACGCGGCGAGGCTTCGCAGGCAACGCAATGCATGGCCAGGCCGCGATTGGCCAGGCTGCGCAACGCAGCAGAGGGCTCACTGGAAACAGTGGGCCCTTTTTTATTGGAGCAATGCATTTGTCGAAACTTTTCGTCAGTGGCATCGAGCGCTCCGACATTTACCAGGAAGCGCTGAAGGCTGCTCTTGATGGGTTGCAGTCACGGATCTGGACTGCCATGCCCGCCATCATCCAAAGCGTGTCCCTTGGGCCGGACGGCCGGCAGACCGCCACGGTTCAGCCGGCAATTCAGGCCAAGGTGACACAGCCGGATGGGAAGATGGTCGATGTATCCCTGCCGCCTATCGCCGACGTGCTGCTCATTTTCCCCGGCGGCGGTGGTTTCACCCTGACGTTCCCCGTCGGCCCCGGAGACGAGGCGCTGGTGATCTTCGCTCGCAACTGCATCGACGGCTGGTTTGAGTCCGGCCAGGTGTCTCCGCAAGCGGAGCTGCGGATGCACAGCCTGTCGGATGGCTTCGCCCTGGTTGGGACGCGCTCGATCCCGCGCCTGCTTGGAAACATCAGCACCAGCAGCGTCCAGCTCCGCAGCGACGACGGGTCGACCTACGTGGAGCTGGCCGGTGGACAGATGGTCAATGTGGTAGCGCCCGGCGGCATCAACCTCAACGGCGTGCGGATCGACGGCAGCGGGAATACCGATTTCGGCTCCGGCACCGTGAAGCAGGGCGGCAAGCACATCGACAGCACCCACTTCCACGGCGGCGTCGCGTCCGGCGGCAGCAACACCAATCCGGTGACCGGCCCATGAGGGTTCGCGCGCTATCCCCCACCGGGGACTTCACCTTCGGCCAGGGCCAGGCGAACTTCCTCGCCAACAGTCCCGCCGCGGTGCAGCAGTGCATCGCCACGGCGCTGCAGCTGTGGGCCGGGGAGTGGTACCTCGATACCTCCGCCGGCACCCGCTACCGGACCCAGATCCTCGGCAACAACACCTCCGGGCTCTACGACGCCGAGTTCCGGCGCGTGATCCTGGGCGTGCAAGGCGTCACCCAGCTCCTGAGCTACAGCAGCAACCTGGACCGCAGCGCGCGGCGCCTGACGGTTTCCGGGACGGTGCAGACGCAGTACAGCAAGACCCCCATCGGCTTCAACATCGGGATATCCGTATGACCCTCGGCGTGACGATCAGCAGCTCCGGAGCGTCGGCGCCGAGCTTTGCAGCGATCCTGGCCAGCCTCATCACGTCCTACCAGGGCATCTACGGCAGCGACGCCGTGCTGACCCCGGACAGCCCCGATGGGCAGTGGCTGGCGATCCAGGCGCAGGCCATCAACGACAGCAACGACGCGACGATCGCGGTCTACAACGGCTTCGCGCCGCAGTACGCGCAGGGCGTCGGCCTGTCGAACATGGTCAAGATCAACGGCATCCGCCGCCAGGGCGGCAGCAACAGCAACGCCGTGGTCACCATCGTCGGCCAGGCCTTCTCCACCATCACCAACGGCCTCATCGGCGACAACGCCAACCTGGGGACGCAGTGGGCGCTCCCGCCGAGCGTGACGATTCCGATCAGTGGCACCATCAACGTCACCGCGGTGTGCACCTCCTCGGGGGCGGTGACCGCGGCGCCGGGCACGCTCACCAAGATCCTGACCCCTGCCTTCGGCTGGCAGAGCGTGACGAATGCCGCCGCCGCGGCGCCGGGCCGAGCCTCGGAAGCGGATCCGGCGCTCCGGCAGCGCCAGTCGGTCTCCACCGCCCTCCCCGGCCAGGCCATCACCGCCGCGATCTATGCCAACGTCGCCAACGTGGCCGGCGTCCAGGCCCTGGCCCTGTACGAAAATGCCGACGAAGGCACCGACTCCAACGGCCTGCCGCCGAGCTCGATCTCGCTGGTGGTCGAAGGTGGCTCCGTGCAGGACATCGTCAACGCCATCGGGAACACGAAGGTTCCCGGCGGCAAGACCTACGGCAGCACCAGCGGCACGTATACGGACGAGGTCGGCAATACCAGCACCATTCGCTATTTCGTGCTGGCGCAGGACCGCATCTACGTCGCGCTGACCCTGAACCCGCTTGCCGGCTTCTCGACGGCCACCGTGGCCCTGATCCAGGCAGCGCTGGCGCAGTACGTCAGCACCCTCGGCATCGGGGTGTCGATCCAGTACAACAAGCTCTGGGCCCCGGCAAACCTGTCCGGCTCCGCGGCCGTGGCGGCTTCCATCATCGTCCTCGGCGGCACCGGGCTCACCGCGGCGCAGCTCGAGGCGCTGGCCGCAACCTACGAGATCACCGCACTGACGGTGGGGACGACGCCGGGCCCGACCGGCACCACGGATGTCGCCATCGCCTTCAACGCCGCGGCGACTCTCGCAGCGGCGGACGTCGCCGTCACGACGTAATGGCCACCATCGGGCAGTACCAGGGCCTGCTGACCAGCCTCTATCGGCCGCAGCCCAACTTCAACGCGGTGATCGCGCTGTTCGTTGAGCCCTTCGTCAACAACCAGAACGTGCTCGCCGGCCTGCCGGCGCTGATGGACATCGATACCGCCGTCGGGGACCAGCTCGACAAGATCGGCCAGTGGGTTGGCCTGTCCCGCTATATCACCCTGCCCCCGCAGGGCCAGTATTTCAGCTTCGACATCCCTGGCGCCGGATTCGATGAGGTGCCGTGGTTTGCCCCCGGCGATTCGCCGGGCACCGCGCTGACGCTGGACGACCTGCACTACCGCCTCGCGCTGAAAGCGAAGGTGCTGCGCAACCAGTGGGATGGCAGCCTGCCGGCCGCCTATGCGATCTGGGACACGTTGTTTTCCGGAACCGGCTACCAGATCAGCATCCAGGACAACGGCGACCTGACGATTTCGCTGGGGCTGCTGTATCAGATCGCCCCCGACGCAGACACGAAGGCCCTGTTCTACGGTGACTACCTCAGCGTGCGGCCGTCGACCATCGGCATCCGGTCCTATCAGATCACCGACGTCGGTTTCACCCTGGGGGCGTCTGCAGAGCCCAGCGCGGTGCAGCTGAGCTTCAACACCATGAACGGGGTCAGCTATGCCGTCTACCAGGGCACCAGCCCCGGAGGCGAAGGGGCAAGCCCGGTGCTGACCATCACGGGCCCGGCCCCCACATCGACGAACCCGAACAGTACGGTGACGCCCACCATCTCCGGGCTCACTACCGGCACGCCGTATTACTTCAAGGTCGTGGCGACGAACATTTTCGGCCAGACCATCACTTCGAACGAAGCATCCGCCACGCCCACCTGAGGCCCACGATGGCAACCAATGACTTTCTGAAATTCGCCTACGGTGTCTCGGCGAACAAGGTTTCGCAGGCCGCTTACGCAGTCGCCTCCTGGCTGGGCCTTGGCTTCCCCACCACCGGCATCGACAAGACGGCCTATTCCAACCAGCTGAACAAGGTCTGGTCGCAGTCCTCGTTCTGGGCGCAGGTGATGGGCGATGCCATCGTCTCGAAGCTCAACAAGAACGTCGTCGACGATGGCGACTCCACCGGGAAGCTCGTGGACTTCCTGCAGACCATGCAGCTCGCAGGGGTGACCACGCCGGTATTCTCGATCGCCGCCGCCGCCGCCGTGGATCTGGGAGCGGCCGAGGCAGTTGCCGGCGGCGGGGTGGCGTCCCACTTCGTGCGGGTCACCGGCTCAACCGGGCCGATTACCTCCTTCGGCAGCACCGCCGACGTCAGTCGTCCCGTCTACATGGCGCAATTCGCCTCCACTCCCACGATCACGGCCGGCGCGAATCTGGTCATCCCCGGGGTGAACAGCGGCGCCAGCATCACGGCGGCGGCGAACGATCTCTGGCTTGTCGAGTACCTCGGCAGCGGCGCCTGGCGCGTGCTGGCGATCTTCCCGGGCGCGAGCGTCTGGCAATCCGGAAGCAACGCAAATGGGTTCTGGGAAAAGCGTCCCAGCGGCATCATCGAGCAATGGGGCACCTTCGTGGGGGCTGTGACGGAGGGCCATTACACCTTCACGTTCCCCATCCAGTTTCCCAACTCCTGCGACAACGTCCAAGCGCTGGTGGTCAACAATTCCTCGGCCTCAAATCAGGACATCTGGGCCCAGTGGGACCAGGCAGGAACCAACACCTCCGCGGGGGCCATATACCTGCAGTGGGATGGCCAGCCGAACAA